AAATCAATAGAATATAATAATAGGTGTAACAATAAGCCCATAGCTAGTGATAGCTTGTCTTAAGAATGGTGACGAATTGAGTAGCCCTTATGGATTAATATCGTGATAAGGCAAGAAACCCCTGCTTAACCTGTTATTATTAAAACAAAAAATTAATTAAATACATACAAAAAAAATGATAGAAGAAATAAAAGATTACGCAATTGAAGGGCTAGAAAACCTAAAAGGAACTAACCCTGAATGTTCAGAAATACATCACGAAATATTTAATACTGATTACTATATAATTGGAACTTACAGAGCTAAAGAGTGGATTAATAAATTTGGAACATTTGATGTAATAGGTGAAATTGTTGATTATGAAACTCATCATTTTGGGGAAGTTTATACAGATTGTGCAGACGCTGAGAAAGTAGCTAATATGTTTGCTTATATTAAAGGTGAAGATGTTTTATATAGTAGTAAAACTTACGACAAATTATATGACAGAAAATTAGATGATGAAGATTTACAAGATATAATAAACGAAATAGAATAAATTTATTATTTTTAACGAAATTATTAACAGGCAAAAATCCTAGCCAATTAACATAGGTAGAATATATGAAAACAGAAGCACTAAAAGAAAAGTACATTAAGTACAATTTAACCAAAGATGATGTATTTAAACACCAACACTACATCATCTTGACAAGAAGCGGTATTGATAAGATACAGGCTTTAGAAAACATCAACATAGATTATGATGTTATTAAATGTGAAAAAGATTTTTGCGTAGTAAAAGCCAATGCAAGAAAAGAAGGGAAGGCAATCCAAACTTTTGGTTCAGCTTTAAAAGGAGCAGGATTTAAAGATGGAAATACTAACACTTGGTACACTATGGAAATGGCAGAAAAGAGAGCTATGTCAAGAGCTGTACTGAAGCTTACAGGGTTCTATGAACTTGGAGTATTTGGAGAAGATGAAGCAGAAGATTTTAAAAAGAGTAATAATTAAATAAATAAATAAAAATGGAAGTAACAGGGAAACTAGTAAAGAAACTTGAATTAGAAACAGGAACATCTAAAGCAGGTAAAGAATGGCAAAAGCAATCAATAGTAATTGATACAGGTGGAGAATTTAATAATGAAGTATGTGTAAGTGCCTTTGGTGATAAATTACAACAAATGAACAAGCTAGAAATAGGAATGGAAGTATCAGTTCTTTGTAATGTTTATTCAAGGGAATATAACGGCAGATATTTTCACAATATAGACGGCTACTTTTTCACTAATCAAAGTAATAAATCTTCAGACAAAATACAGAATGGAGAAGAAGATATGCCTTTTTAAGATGAATACAGAAGATAACTTTAAAAACCTTTGCGACCTCACTACAAGTTTAGTGGGGTTGCCTAAAGGCTCTCTAGCTTTAAAATGCAGGAAGATAGAATACCAAGTACCTAGAATGGTAGCAGCTATGATTTCAAGACTAGAAGATGAAACTCACAGGGAAGTAATTGCTAAAGTCTTAGACAGAAACAGAACAAGCGTGAACCATTATGAAAGATGTCACTCAGCTAACTATTCTTCATTCCCTTTATATCGTAATACATTCAATAAAGTTTACAATGCATATGCTGAAATAAAAGACGCTAAATTGACTTTTATTGACTTGTATAATTTACAGGAACATCTAAGAAAGAATGGAATACACGATAGCAGAACACATCAAACAACTATTCGTATTATTTCAGGTAAATTTGGAACTGATGTTAAAGTTTCTTACAAAGACTTCTACAATCAATTAGAATTATGTAAGTTAGCCCTTCAAAATTATCAACACGAAATAGAAGTTATATGAAACATTTACTAAGTAGTTCAGCTTTTTTAATAGTGAACAAGCAATTAGCGAAGCAGGTAGGATTGAAAGGGGCAGTCCTACTTGCCGACCTAATTAGCAAAGAAGAATACTTTATGGCTAACGGAATGACTGACGGATGGTTCTTTAATACTGCTAAGAATATAGAAGAAGACACTTGTTTGACTTCACATCAGCAAAGGAAAGCAATTAAAAGACTAAAAGACTTAGAAATTATAGAAACTAAAGTAATTGGTGTTCCTGCAAAGCAGCACTTTAAAATAATGGAAGCTAAGTTGTTAAGTTATTTCAATACTAGTTGTGAAGAAACTGCAAAACTAGTTGTTAAAAAAACGCAAACTAGTTGTAAAGAAAGTGAACAACTAGCAGTTAAAAAAACGCAAACTATTAATAAGAATAACAATAAGAATAATAATAAAAATAATATATCTAATAGGCGTAATGAATTTGTATTTGAGGTTTTGTCTTTTGATTATGATGAAAGTATTTTAAATGGCTTTATAGATTATTGGACAGAACCTAATAAGTCTAATACAAAAATGAAATTTGAATTAAATAAAACTTGGAGTACAAAGCTCAGATTAAAAACTTGGGCAGCTAATCAAAAGAAATGGGATAAGCCTAAAAATAATAACACTTTACCACATAGACATCAGAAAGGTGCAGACTATGGTGATGGAACATTTTAAAAACTAAAAATAAAAAAACTATGGACTATAAAAAAATTGACAATATTGAAATAGATGGAATAGATACTAAAGACTATCCTGACTTTTGTGATGCTTACATAGTAAGTGCAGATTATGATGGTGTGCCAATGAATGATGAGCAGTTAGATAAACTTAATGAAGATGGAAATTATGTTTACGAACATATAATGGATTATTTACAGTAAGATATGAGAACAATAGAAGATACATTTAAACAAGCTGACTTTCTTAAACCTAAAGTTTACAACAGATATAAGCTAGGAACAAGAGAAGAATTAAAAGAAATGTTTATTAAGGCTTTTAAATATTACGATAGAACTATTGATAAGTATGAACATCTTCATTCTTATGATGAAATTATTGATTGGTTAGTAGACACAAGAGGTAGAGGTCTTATGTTAATGGGTGAATGTGGATTAGGTAAATCAACTATCTTAAATTATGTTATTCCTGCCATATTCAGAACTAAAACAAATAAAGTCCTTAGAAGTATTCCTGCTAAAGAATTGGGAGCAGTAGATAGAAATGTTGTACCGTTTATTATAATTGATGACTTAGGTACTGAAAGCATTAAGAATGACTATGGAACAAAGATAGACGCTGTTGCTGATGCAATATCTTATGCAGAAGACAGTTCAAAGACATTACTAATAACTACAAATCTATCACCAAATTCACTTAAAGAAAGATATGATGAAAGAACTTTGGATAGACTAAGAAAGTGTAAGGTAGTAATAATTAAGGGTAAAAGCTTTAGAAATTAAAATGAAGATATTAACAATCGTATGGGGAATAATAATTGTACTTTGTATTTTAGAAGCAATTTTCTATACTAAATTTGAAGATTATGAAAACAATTAAAATTACATCAGGAGAAGTAAAGAGCCAATCAGATGCAGTTTTATGGCACTTAAAAACTTATGGAAGTATTACAAGCTATGAAGCTATTAAAGAGTATGGAGCTACTAGGCTTTCAGCTATTATTTTTAATCACAGAAAAGAAGGGTATGACATAGACAGTATGCCTTTGACTAAAAAGACTAGATTTGGTAGAAAAACAACTATTGCTAAGTACATTTACACAGCACCACCTCAGCAATTAATTCAAGAAGTATTATGGCAGTAAAAACCATAAGTAAATTAAAAAAGGAACTTGACAAGTGGTTCAGTCTTTACATAAGACTTAGGGAAGCTAACGAATATGGACTGTGCCAATGCTTCACTTGTGGAGTAGTCAGGCACTATAAAGAAGGTATGCAGAACGGACACTTTCAGTCTAGGAAACATTTATCAACTCGCTTTGATGAGGAGAATTGTCAAGTACAATGTGTGAAATGCAATGTCTATTCTTGGGGTGAGCAGTATAAATTTTCCTTAGCTTTAGAGGGAAAGTATGGAGAAGGCAAGGCTGAAGAATTACAATACTTAGCTAGAACAACTTTAAAGATAAGTCGTGTTGAATATGAAGAAAAAATAAGTTATTACAAATCACTTGTTGATAAGTTAAAAAAAGAAAGAGGAATTGAGTAACATTTTTTTTATCTTTGGCGTATGATAGAACCGATTTACTCAAGTGAAGAACACAAGCAAATAATTGAAACCTATATTGCTATGTGTACTGAGTTTGCAAAAGATGTAAGTTCAAAAACAAGATACAATAATTATCTAGATGTGCTAGATACTATCTTAGAATATCACAACAACTATGGCAAAGGAGAAAGGGAAAACAATTGGTACGATTGGATTATGATAATACCAATAAATCTATCAGTAGCTACAAATGGTTTTTTTGCAGGGCTTGAAACAAAAACAAACGCTTCAATAATAAGAGCTTATAAGGTTGTTTTAAGTGAAATGGTTTTTGATGTAGTAGATAAAATTGACGCTTTAGAACAAATAAATGACTGAGATATATGCAGAAATATCAAGCCTTAGTGCTAAGTTCAGGGAAATGTGCTTCGGACTTACGCAAGACGAAGAAGCAATCAATGACGCAGTTCAGGAGCTTATGCTTTACTACTTACAGATGAACCCTGAAACGCTAAAAGGTATTTACGAAAAAGACGGACAAGATGGATTGATTAGGTATGGTGCAATAATATTAAGAAGAGCTTTAACAAGTGTAAGAAGTCCTTTTTATTATAAGTATAAAAAATATTATACACATATTGATACAATTTCAAGTAATATAACTTATCACTATTCATTTTTTGACACAGGAATAGAAGTAGTATCAGAAAAACATTTGTATAATATACCTGAAGAAATAGAAGAATACAAATGGACTAAGCTAGAAAAAATTGACTGTGTTTTAGATAAGCAAACTTGGTATGATAAAAAGATATTTGAGCTTTATTACTCAGGAGAGACACTAGACAGTCTAGCAAAGAAAACAGGAATAAGCAGAAACAGTTTATTTACTACAATAGATAAGGTTAGGGAAATACTTAAAAAAGAATTGAATGAATAAGTTCTTTGTACCTAATGAAGTCTATGAAGATAGAATAGCAATATGTAAGGGATGTGTTTACTATAAATCTTTATTAGGAAATTGCTCCATTTGTAAATGCTTTATGAAAGTGAAAGCACGAATAGCACCTATGGCTTGTCCTCAGAAGTATTGGGATAAAACAACAGAAGTAGAAACTCCTGAAACTTTACCTCAGGAAATAGTAGATGAAATATTAGATATGTGGGAAGACTTAAAAACAGGTAGAGCAAAAGACCAAGCAGCAAAAAAGAGAATGATTGAAACATATAACACAATTTACAATACAAACTATGGAGTAAGAACGAATTGCGGTTCGTGTATTTCAACTTGCTTTGATGGAATAAAAAAACTATATAAAGAATATGCTAAGGGCTAAACTTAACTTAAATAACAATGCGGTTATTTTCTTATTTTTTTTCTGAACCCTTAGCGTATTCATAATTTAAACAATATGAAAAATTACAACAGTAAAGATAATAAATGGACAGACATCAAAAGTGATGAGATTATAGGGAGAGCTAAACATTGTCAGCATTTATTCAGTAAAGGGAAAAGTGTAAAGGAACTTGCTGAGAAGTATAAGTTAAGTGAAAGTAGAATAAGACAATACTTAAAACAATAGATATGAAAAGAACTTATAAAACAATTAAGTGGGTATTAAACAACCACGTTAAAAAGAATGTCAGAAGCCTTTGGACTTGGGAGAACGATAACTTCACTTGTATCTTTGAAAATTATTCAGGTGATAGTCGCATTTATACACCTCATCAATTACTTAAACTATTAACAAATGACACAGAACGAGAAACTAATTAAAAACCTAGAAAATATGCCAATAGACTTAGATTACAAAGCAGCACCTGAACCTAGTTACTACTCAGGAAAGAAGTACGGTTATTCAGCAAGAAAAGTAGTAGAGGACTTTCAACCTGATAGCTACAACATAGGAACGGCAATCAGTTATCTTTTAAGAGCAGGTAAAAAAGAAGGCAACCCTGCTGAACAAGATATACAGAAAGCAATAAATCACTTACACTTTGAACTAGACAGATTAAGCAAATAAGATATGACACTATATAGTTGCGAATGTGGAAACACTATGGAAATAGGAAAAGCTACAATAGTACTAAGAGATGGTAAATGGGTAACTAAGGAAGCTCAATGTAGTTGTGGTAAGTATATGGATAGCAAACCAACAGACGGAATGCCTAGCCTTAAAAGAACAGAACCTACTCTAAGTATGAAACGAGATAAGCTTTGGGAAGGAGCAACAGAAAAGATAAGAAGCAAAAGCGAATAAAACAAATAAACAAAAATTCTATTATATATTATGAAACAACAAGTTAAGATAAGTAAAGTAAAGGGAAACCCTGACAATCCTAGAATAATTAAAAACGATAAGTTTAAAAAGCTAGTGAAGTCAATACAAGAGTTCCCTGAGATGTTAAAGCTTAGACCTATTGTAGTTGATGAAGAAATGATTGTCTTAGGTGGCAATATGAGATTAAAGGCAAGTAAAGAAGCAGGACTAAAAGAAGTGTGGATTGAAGTAGCAGAAGGGCTTACTAAAGAACAAAAGAAAGAATTTATAGTTAAAGACAATGTAGGTTTTGGAGAATGGGAATGGGATATGTTAGCTAATGAATGGGATAGTGTAGAACTTGCAGAATGGGGTTTAGATGTATGGCAAAATGAAGATGATGTAAAAGAAGATGAAGAAGTTTATACAAAGAATATTGAAGCTCCTACTTATGAACCTAAAAATGAAAAGCCAAAAGAAGAAGAACTTTACAATGAAGATAAAGTAAAAGAGTTAATAAAAAAGATAGGACTTTCTAATATAGAAAAGGAAGAAAAAGAATTTTTAATAAAAGCTGCTTATAGGCATACAGTATTTAACTATCAAAGTATTGCAGACTTCTATGCTCACTCAAATAAAGAAGTTCAGGACTTAATGGAAGATAGTGCTTTAGTTATAATTGATTTTAATAAAGCTATTGAGAATGGATATGTTAAGTTAAGTAAAGAGGTTCAAGAATTATATGATGAGGAATATGGAGAATAAAGATTTCGCAGTATTTATACTAACACACGGAAGACCTGATAATGTTATGACATATAACACTTTAAAAAAATCAGGATATACAGGTGATATTTATATAGTAATTGATAATGAAGATAAATCAGCAGACATATATTATGAGAATTTTGGTGATAAAGTTATAATGTTTGATAAGAAAGCAATAGCAAAAACTTTTGATGAAGCAGATAATTTTGAAGATAGAAGGGCAATCGTATATGCTAGAAATGCTTGTTTTAATATAGCTAAAGATTTAGGGGTTACTTATTTTATACAAATGGATGATGACTACAGGAGTTTCCATTTTAGACTATATAAATCAAATAAAGACAAACCTAAACGCATTACAAATATAGATAGTGTGCTTGATGTTATGTTAGACTTTTACAAAACAATTCCTGCAAAAAGTATTGCAATGGCTCAGGGAGGTGATTTTATAGGTGGAGCAGGTTCAGGAACAGCTAAGAATAAGAAGTTAAAAAGAAAGTGTATGAATAGCTTTATATGTTCTACTGAAAAACCTTTTAAATTTAACGGAAGGATAAACGAGGATGTTAATACATATACTCATAAAGCAACAATTGGTGAGATTTTCTTTACTATTCCTACACTATCACTAGAACAAGAAACAACACAAAGTAATAAAGGGGGGATGACTGATATTTATTTAGATAAAGGAACTTACATAAAATCTTTTTACTCAGTTATCTTTCAACCTTCTTCAGTAAAGGTAGCCTTAATGGGTGATAAGAATATGAGGTTACATCATAGAGTAAGTTGGAAGCATACAACACCTGTAATATTAGAAGAAAAATATAAAAAGTAATGGAACAAAATAGAACAAAGATTAACAAAGAGAGATTATTGAAAGCTTTAGAAAGCTCACTAGGAGTAATAACAACAGCTTTAAAGTCTACTGACTTATCAAGAACAAACTTTTACAAGTGGTTAAAAGAAGATGAGGAATTTGCAGCTAAGGTTGAAGAAATAGAAAACATACAGCAGGACTTTATTAAATCAAAGTATTATGAATGTGTAAAGGATAAAGTTCCTTCAGTTGTAATACACGCTGCAAAGACTAGATTAGGTTGGAACGAAACAAATAAATTAGATATAACTTCAGGAGGTAAAGCTATTAATATGCCTATAATAACATTTGTAGAAACTGATACTGAATAAGAAATACAACCCATTATTTTCTTCTGATGCTCGTTACTTTATTATAACAGGCGGTAGAGGTTCAGGAAAGTCTTTTGCTGTTACAGTCTTTCTTACTTTACTGACAATGACTAAAGGGATAAGAATACTCTTTACCCGGTACACAATGACTTCAGCTCACTTGTCTATTATACCTGAGTTCTTAGAAAAGATAGGACTACTAGGGTTTGATGAAGTGTTTAGTATTAATAAAGCAGAAGTAGTAAATACAAGCAATCAATCAGACATTTTATTTAGAGGTATTAGAACCTCAGCAGGTAATCAAACAGCAAGTTTAAAATCATTACAAGGCATTTCAACTTGGGTACTTGATGAAGCCGAAGAACTTGTTGATGAGAATATCTTTGACACTATTGATTTAAGTATTAGAGAAAAAAACATACACAATAGAATTATACTTATACTTAATCCTGTTACTAAAGAACATTGGATATATAAAAGGTTCTTTGAAGACAAAGGTGTAGAGGGTGGTTTTAATGGCTTTAAAGACAATGTGTGCTATATACATACTAACTACCTAGATAACAAAGAAAACCTCTCACAGAGCTTCCTAGAGCGTATTAAGAGCATAAAGCATAGAAACTTTAAAAAGTATCAGCACAAAATCTTAGGAGGTTGGTTAGACAAAGCAGAAGGAGTAGTATTTGAGAATTGGAGTATAGGCGAATTTAATCCTGATGGACTTCAGACTTCTTGTGGAATGGACTTTGGTTTCTCAGTAGACCCCGACAGTCTTACTGAAGTGGCTATTGATAAAAGGAAGCGTAAGATATATTTAAAAGAACATATCTATAAGAACGGTATAAAGTCAAACGAGTTGGCTAAAATCATATTAGACAAAGTAGATAACAAACTTATCATTGCTGATAGTGCAGAACCAAGACTAATAGCAGACCTTAGACACTTAGGAGTAAACATCAAGCCTGTAAAAAAAGGAACTATTGAGAGTGGTATAACTCGTATGCAAGACTATGAACTTATCATAACACCTGAGAGTACGAACATAGCTAAAGAGTTAAACAATTATATATACGCTGACAAAGGCTCTAAGCTTTATGTAGATAACTACAACCACGCAATAGATGGTATTAGGTATAATGTTATTTATCACCTAGACAATCCAAACGCAGGTAAGTATTATGTGCAGTAAACTAAAAACAACAAATTTCTATTATATAACAGATGAAAGTAAAAGTCAAAAAGGAAGGTAAGGTAAAAGAGTTCAAATTGATTAACAGTTGGGAAGATGTAACTCTTGAGAAATGGTTGCAACTTATTGATTTTGAAACAGGTAGTAAGACAGAAGAAGCAACTGAAACAATAGCAGCGTTATCTAATATTCCTAAGCAGTTAGTAAAGGAATTAGCTTTATCAGATGTTGCAGTTATAATGAGCAGGATAGCAGAGCTACAACAAAAGCAAGATACAAAGCTAAAAAGGATTATTGAAATAGATGGTATTGAGTACGGCTTTCACCCTGATTTGGATAGTATAACATTGGGGGAGTATGCAGACTTGGAAACATTTATTAAGGGTGGAATAGAAAAACATTTACCTGAAGTAATGGCTGTGCTTTACCGTCCTGTCAAATTGAAGAAGAATGGTATTTATATGATTGACGCTTATGATGGAGACATACGGATTAGGACAGAAGAAATGAAAAAGATGTCAGCTCAACAGGTACAAAGTGCTTTACGGTTTTTTTTTGTTTTAGGGAAGGAGTTGTCAGAGATTTTGCCATTGTATTTGATGGAGCAGCTGAAGGAAACGAAGACGCAATAGCTTCAGAAAGCTTTGCAGATAAGTGGGGATGGTTTGGGGTTATGTATAGATTGACAAATGGTGAGATAGTAAACTTAGAAAGAATAACGAATTTAGGACTGTTAGAGTGCTTGACTTGGTTAAGTTATGAGACAGACTTAAACTCACAAAATAAAGTAAAAAGAAATGGTTAACAATAAGACTTATAATAATGTAGTAAACACTTTGCTAAGAATTGGTGAGTATCACGAACAGATAAGCACTACTTCAGTTGGAGACATTTACGACATCAATCTTGAGAAGATGGAGAAGTTTCCTTTAATGCATATAAATCCAACCTCAGTAGTAACAGGTGATAGTCAGCTTACTTATAACTTTCAAGTGTTTGTAATGGATATGGTATCTGAAAAGTCAGATTGGCAAACTAAACAGCACGAGCTTTTAACTAAGTTAGTAAACACAGAGAATAACGAACAGGAAGTATTCAATCAAACTCTAGCTATTTGTACAGACATTATAGGTATGCTTAGACATAGTTCAAGACAATCAATAGAAGGAGTTAATGATATAAACGAACCTATCTATTTTACACAAGACCAATTCACAATAGAGCCGTTTCAAGAAAGGTTTGATAACTTGTGTTGTGGGTTTGTATTTAATATAGGTGTATTAGTTCAGAATGATTTTCAAACTTGTAATATTCCTGTAAACGATAGAGGTGCAGGGTACTAATGCTAAAGTTCAAGATAGGAAGACTAATAGTTCAAATAGGATGGAAGAAATTTAAAATAACAATAAAATTATAAAATGGCAGATTTAACAACAACAATTACAGAGAATGTCGTATTGAACGGCTCAGTCAGAGGTTCTACTAATACTTTAACAACTTCAAACATAGTTGATGTATTTGAAAGAATATTAACTTGTACTCACTCACAGACTACAACAGTAGCAGTATTTAATTCAACTCCTTATGGAGCAGATGGTGCTTTAGATGTAGAGAACTGCAAGTACTTAAGAATAACTAATTTAAGTGATGACCAAGATATGAAAGTAGCTTATGTAACAGCAGCTACTAATTATCAAGTTACAGTAAGAGCAGGTGGTTCGCATATCTTATTCCAAGCTGAGGAAGCATTAATTGGTGAAGAAGATGCAACTCCTGCATTTCCTACACTAGAAGATTTGGTTACTGTAGAGGTAAGACCTTCAGCAACAACTGATGTTCAAGTAGAAGTCTTTGCAGCACTAGTGTAATGAATACAGAAGCTCTTGAAAGATACCTTAATAGCTTTGGAAAACAAGTAGTAAACAGAGCAAAAGGAAATTTACAAAAAGCTAAAGGCGGTGGTACTAATTTAGAGAAGTCATTAAGCTTTAAAGTGGTTACTTCTGCTGAAGGTTTTAGTGTACAATTTTATATGGATAGTTACGGTACTTTTGTAGACAAAGGAGTTTCAGGAACTAAAGTAAAAAGAAGTTTTAAAGACTATAAGGGTAGGACAATTTCAAGTCCTTATAAGTACACTACAAAGCAACCACCTAGCAGAGTGCTTGATAAGTGGATAGTAAAAAAAGGAATTGCTCCAAGAGATGAAAAAGGTAGATTTATGTCTAGGAAAAGCATATCTTTTTTAATAGCTAGAAG